TTTGTTAAAGATGTAATAGTTGTTTGAGAAGAACCTAAAACAAAATCTAAAGTATTATCTGCATCATCATAAGATACAGCAATACCTGTTTCTGTGTTAGAGCCAACCATAGCCCCAACTGTATCAGAAATAGTTTCAGCTAATGTTGTTCCATTAACAGTAATAGCATCTGCTTCTAATGTACCATCAATATCTACATCACCACTTATATCTAATTCTGTTGCAATAATTTTATTATTAAAGGTTGCTGCACCTGCTTCACTACCATCAAGTGTAAGCATTGTAATATCTGAGTTATTATCTGTTCCTTTAAATATAATATCAGTATCATTTGCTGCTGCATCTATTGTAATATTTCCAGATGAAGTAGTAATATTAACTGCTGCATCACCTGTTCCAATATTATCTGCTGATATACTAGAACTTGTGTAAGTGTTAAGGGCAGAAACAGCTACCTGTTTCATTGTGCCATTATCATTTAAAATAATTCTATCTGCGTCAGCTATAGTTACAGAAGAAGCACTATTGTCTCCATCTAATATATTAATTTCTGCAGCAGTCGATGTTATATTTGTACCTCCAATATCAAGAGTAGTCATTGAGACTTCTCCTGCTACTGTCAGTATACCACTAGCTAAAGTTAGTAAATCTGTGTCGTCAGTATGACCAATGGTTGTACCATTAGTTATTATATTATCAACAGTTAAAGTAGTTAATGTTCCAAGAGAAGTAATGTTTGATTGGGCAGCCCCTGTGACTGTAGCTGCAGTGCCTGATACATTACCTGTAACATCACCTGTTAAAGGACCTGAAAAAGCATCAGATGTAACTGTACCATCAAAATAAGCGTTTTTAAACTCTAAGCTTGATGTACCTAAATCTATTTGATTATCTGTAACAGGAGACAATGCCCCGTCACCTATTGTTAATCTACCTGAACCACCAGTAGCTATTGTAATAACATCTGAACCACTAAATGTAATAGACGTATTAGTATCTGCATCACCTGCTATAGAATCTAACTGTAGAGCACCAACATTTGATAAAGCCGCATCACCAAAGTCTAATGCACCCGCAACTGTTAATGTTCCTGATATATCTACATTACCATTTATATCAACTGTAGTAGCTGCTATTTGTATTTCTGTATCTGCTACTAAATCTAATTGTCCGTCTGCTGATGAATGAATGTATAATGCAGTATCTCTAAACTGTAACTTTTCTGTAGTAGCAACTAAGATGTCATCTGAAAACTCAAAGTAGTCTTCGTCTTCCATCCATTTTAAAACACCGTCATTTGATTCTCCATCAAATGTAACAGCAATATCTGTACCTGATGTGGCATCACCAATAGTAATAGCCGTACCTAATAACTTTGTTATTGGTCCGCCCTCATTAGCAGTACCGTCATGGGTATGCCCACTACTAGCTTGAAAAGCGGCTAATAACTGATCGAACTCATTATTAAAATGAGCTGCTTCTATAGTAGTTCCGTCTACTATACTACCGCTACTTTGCCTTGTGTATGTTGCTCCCATTTATCGTCTTCCTCCGTTGACATATTCTAATTCATATCCTTTTAATGATATGGGTGATTTGCTACTTGAATCATTTAATTTTAACGCTACAACAAATCCTGATCCTTCAACTGCGTGTCTTGCTAAAGGTATACCTGATTCTGCTGCGTAAATAGCTGTTCCGTATGTTCCACTTCCATAAAAATTTTGACCTCCACCTTCTCTTAATGCATATGCTGCAGGTTGAGGAGTACTAGTATCTTCAAAATTATAACGTAATTGAAACGTTTGAGTACCTGTATCAATAGTATCATTAGCTTCATAATTTAATAATACTCTTTGCATACTTTTTCTTATTCCAGGATCTCCTAATGCTAAATCTGGAGATCTATAAAATGATGAAATATTTGCTGTTGTAGACGCATAGGTAAAAACATTTCCTGATTCCATATTATATACATATCCATCATAACCGCCATAAACTGTTGTTTCTGTATTGCTTATTAGATCTGAATCACAACAAGCAGGTTTAAGTCCTTTTAAATCTGCATACTCAAATCCTAATGTTCCTGTTTCAGGATTTGCTTTTAGTACTGCAATTATACCTTTGCAACTTGTTTCATTAGTATTATCTGGTGGATAAAATAATCTATATTGAGATTTATCTCCAATAACAATTGCTGTTACATTATCATAACCAATATCTGTAATTCTTTTTTGTATCTGTTTAGATACTGTTCCTAATTCTACGTCACCAATTCTTTCTGTACCTGCGATAGTTCTAAAACCGTCTTTAGATAAAAACAGCAAATCTCCACCTAGTTCTTGTATAGAATGATGTGATATGGTTCCAACATCTTTTGCAACCTCGGCAAGTGCAAAGTCACTTGAACTTGTGCCTACTATTTTATATACGCTGTCTTCACAAAATATAAATAAAGTATCACGGAAAACTTTTAATCCTGTTATTGTAGCACCTACTACAATACTACCTCCACCTGTATCAAAATCATCTTCAGTAAAAGGACCAGAAAATTGTACAGTAGATATAGCATTTGACATACCTGCATAAAACATATGATTAGCAAATGACTTTACAAACTTAGGATTCGTTGGTGCAGTTCCACCACCTGTAGCATTTATTATATCTTCTGAATACGAAGTGTCAAGTGTAAAAGCAGCAGAAGTGCCTGTAGCGACAATTAGTTTTTCTGTGCCATTAAAATTAAATTTATCAAAATCGTATGTATTGGTAGTACCTTTGCCGGTTGCTCTTGATGTCCAACTTCCTGAAGTAGTTCCAGTATATATTGTTCCACCTCTAGCAGCCACGATAAGATCATTAAATATAGCTACCATATTTAATCTTTCAGAAGAATCAGATACTTCAGGCACTATAGCGCTATTGTATTTTGCAGTTCCTGATATTTTTTTATATCCTCCTGCAATGTCTGGTTCCATGTTTTGAAGAGAAAGTGCTTCTCCAGGTCTCATAGAAAATACGTCTTTATTTAATACTAAACCTCCAAAACAACTTACAACTGTAGGCGCTAGTTGAGATGTATTAGGCACTCATAACACCTTTACCATAGTAGCGTAAATTAACCCTTTCATCTCTCATATATTCTTGTTTAGTTACTAGGTCTGCTCTTAATTTTTTCATACCTTCTTTAAATTCTTTTTGTGCAATCATTGCGTGCTCTGGGTCAGATCTTAATTGGTAGGCATAATATCTTGATCTTGTAACTAATAGCCCGGCATATCTATCATCTAAATCTGGAATATCTCCATGAGCAGATAGTTCTGTATGCTCTTTAAAATACTCATAAACTATAGAGTAATCACTTCTATCTGGAACAGGTGTTATTCCTAATTTACCACTTTGTGTTTTGTATATATACTTTGGTTCGCCTTGTGCAGAACTTATATTTGCTTTATCTGTTTCTGCATACTGTCTAATGTAATCATCATAAGAAATGTACCTAAGTCTTTTTGGACTTATATTTCTTGATATTCTTATATAGTCTACATCTAGATTAGTAGATGTAACTGTATTATTAACAGTTATATAGCTTGTTTGTGCAGTAGCTGTAAAAGTTGTATCTAGCACTGCTCCTTCTCCAAAATCAGTTACTGTTAATGTTGTATTTAAATTTTGTGTACCTTCTGCAGCAGTTCCTACTTGAACTTTTAATGCTTGACCTACACTATTAGAATCAAATACTTTTACTTGTAATCTATATTCTGTATTTACTCTTGTGCTTATTGCTTGATATGCTGCATAATCATTAAGTCTTAATCTACCATTTCCACCACTATTATATGCTGCACTACCAGAACCTGCAATAGTAGTCCAACTAGTTATGTTAGAAGTAAATTCACCGTTTGTTACTAATTCTTTAGGCTTTAGATATACTGTATCCCAATCTATTTTTCTCCATTGCACATCCCCTGTTTGTGGAGAGTCTGTAGTAGGTAATTCATATTCTCTTTGACCGGCATTTGTATCTTGAAAGGTTTCTTTATGTAAGCTTGGAAGTTCTTCAAGTTCATTATACACATCATGTAGCGCTCTATTAACAAAGTTTTTTACAGAAGTTTGTACACCTCTGCTACTGGTAAATGTAGATGAAGTAAGTTCTACTTCATTTAACTCATTTAAAACTTTATTTGTTATTGCTAGATATGTTGCCATTTATTAAAACTATTAACTCCAATTTATTTTGTAATTCTTTTACTGCTTTTTCTAATTTTTCTATCCTGTGTTCTGTATCTCCGCCTATAACTTCTACTGTTTGTGTGTTAGTGAGATCCCAGGTTTTATTTTTTTTCATGTTAAAAAGGGGGAGGTATACTCCCCCTATTATGTATTATTATGATGAGTTAGAAGCTGATTCGTCTGAACCGCTTACATCACACATTACTGCATAAACACGCACTTTACCTACTGCTGCTGTTGCTCCAAGGACTTTTACGTCAATTGTATCTGCTGCTGCATATACATTTCCTGAATTGGAAGCATGAGCCACTGTAGCGGCATGTCCTACTGCGTTTGTGTCACCATCAACATATCTATCTACATCGTCTCCATCACCTAAGTCTAAGGTTACAGAGCCTGATAGTGCTGTTAAGACTTCTAGTCCTGCATTGATAACTAAAGTTTCTGCAGGTACATTTAAAGCCTGTACTATGTCGTTAGCTTCTGGGTTGAATACATCAAAATCTATTGTGTTTTCAACGAAGTAAGGTTTCCTTCTAGTAGAAGGATGCCCTGCTGTTCCGCCAGTTACTTTACTGAAAGTTGCCATTTAATTTATCCTCCTATTAGTCGATTAACAAGTGTCTAACCATAAGTGCTTCTGAACGAAGTACTTTTCTGCCAAACACATGCAGACCTCTTACTATATCACCGAATGAGTCAGGGTCTCTAATTACTTCTGTTTTTGCAATTGCATTAGCAGTAGCAGTAGATGACATGTGACCAAACAGTACTTTATAGTAGTCTGATGTTGATGAAGCTGCAAAGTTATTAGTCATATAACATTTGAAGCCTTGAATGATACCGTCCATTACTCTACCATTTCGTAGAGGGGAAGCAGCATCGCCTGTTACAGATGCATCTAATAATTTAGATGATGAACTCGCTAAAGCTTCATAGAATTCTGGACTTGCCAAAAACCATCTGTTTTCGAATGGAACGTCTGCACCATTTAGTCTCTTAGATGCATTAGCCATTATTTCTAATGGGTCAGTTTCAGATGAGCCGAAGCCTGTGTCTGTACCTGAACCGTCAGAACCAATAGTTGTACCTGCACCAGATACCATTGCTGCGATTACGTTTTCATCGTATGAGTCTTTAAGAGCGTATGCTCCTGAAGATGTAGCCAAAGCCTCAAAGTTCACATGAGATTGCCTTTCTTCGATATCGTCAACTTTAAAAGCAAACGCATTAGCTTGGTCCACAGTAAGTTGGATTTGATCATCAGCCAAATTTTGGATGTTGATTTGTCCACCTCTTGTGTATGAACTTACACTAACGGTTGGTTCTTTTATAATGTTAACAGTATCTCCGTAGGCTTCGATCTCTCCTGCATAGTCAGTATTAGTAATATCTTCTACTACTGATGCAGTTCTAAAGAACTTCTGGACTTTTTGGCTATAGATTACAGGTAAAAAATTACCTGAGGGTAGGTTGTCATAACCTGCCGCTTTACTTATTGCCATTATTTAATCCTCCTATAAGATTGTTAAAGATTAGCCATTAACAATTCTACCTTCTCTCCTAGCAAGATCTATTTCCTTTTCAAATTTTTCGTATTGACTAGGCTTTAACCTGCTAATATCACTAAGCTTCCAGATTTTTTTGCTGCTTACATCCACTTCTTTTTTACTTGTAGAAGTTACTGATTTTGATGCCTCTAATTTATTGCTAGCTTTTTGCTTAGTTATACCTTGATCCATTTTATATAAATCAATAGCCCTTGCTGCTAGTTTTGCATTAGTGTCATTATCATATAGCCAACTTTTTATCTCTGAATCTTGATCTTCAACCCACTTATGAAAATTTTCATTTTTTCTAAGTTCATTGTAATCAGGATGTATCGAGGCTAATTCAACTTGTGCTTTTTCTTTCTTAACTTGTACCTGTTGGGTTTCAAGTTCTTTAAGATTAGCTTCCATCTTTTTAGACTTTTCATCTGCCTTAGTATATGCTATAGTTTCTATAACATCATAGACATCAGGATATTTAGTTCTCCAAGCTTCAATTTCTTCTTTAGACTTGGGTAGCTGTATTTTATCAGCGTGTTCTTGTAGTTGTGTTTTAAGCGAACCTACTTCATCTTTATGCTTATTTACAGTAGAATCGTAATGTCGTTTAAGATCGTCATAACGTTTCTTAAACACTTTCTCTTCAGCATCGACAGGGCGTTCTTCATCTGGAGTGGCTTCTTGATCTGAAGTGTCCTCTGAAACGGTGGCTGTTGCGTCTGCTTCCTCATCTTGTAATTTTCTTTTATATTTATTTTGATAAGGTGTAGGCTCGAGAAGAGCCTCTGTAGTTTGATCCTCTTGGATCTCGTTGTTTGTAGTATCTTCCATCTAGTCTCCTTTGGGTGCTGTGGAAGGGCAGGTCGCCCGTGCTGTGATTGGGTTGGTGCTACGACTAAGCAGTCATAGGTCGCCTGTCCATCGGTTGTTGTGGTGCGCCTAGACCTGTTGGTCCGGGAGCATTTCCTGCTGCAGCTATTTCTGATCCTGCAGAAGCTTGTTGGTTATTTGCGCCTTGTGTCATTTCTTGAACAAAACTTTTCATGGCTTCTTCTGGTGCTCCGCCATATTTATTAACAATAACCGAAACTGGTATAACAACTACAGGTTCTTTAGGTCCTCTATCTGATACTGCAGATATATCAATACCTTTTCCTTGTAGTGCTGCTTTTACATCTTGTGTAAGATGCATATCTAATACAGCATCTTCCATAGACACTGCCTGTTGAGGCATTCCCCCTGCCGCTTGATTCATAGGAGCACCTCCTGGTGCTGCCATTGGGTTGTTCATCATTCCTTCTGCCATATTATCTCCTTAGTTAATCCCTTCCGGGTCTATTTATTCCTGTTGGTGTATTAGAACCTGGTGTGTAGCCCGAACCAGGTTGCGTAGGTCTAGAAGGTCTAGAATAACCTGGTGTGTATCCTGAGCCTGGCTGTGTAGGTCTAGAAGGTCTAGAAGAACCTGCTTGATATCCCGAGCCGGGTTGTGTAGTTCCTTCTGGTCTTGTAGGTGCAGATGACCCTGCTTGATATCCTGAACCTGGTTCTGTAGTTCCTTCTGGTCTTGGAGGATCTTCATCATTGTTTCCGCCTGATGAGTCTTCTGTAGGAGGAGGTGTTACATTTCCTCCATCACCTGAATCAGAACTTGAACTTGAATCTTTAATATCTGCTGTCGGTTTTGTTAATAAATCATCACTAGCTTTTCTAGCTTTTAGGGTAGCTTCAAATATATCATTTATATTTGTAGCACCAAAAAATTTTCTTTGTTCTTTTGGAATTACAAAACTAGTAAAGAATGTTTTATAAAGTCCATTAGTGTCATCAGTGCCGTTGTAAGAAGGAGTACCTACTAATAAATTACCTTCTGGAACACCTGGGTTTAATACTTTAGTTTGTAAGTTATTATATAATACTTCTAAATTTATAGAACCTTCACCTTTTTCATTTTCACTATAAGCTTTAACTCCACCATATTCAACTGCACCTAGATCTGCTTTATCTTTAGCATCAAATACAGCATCTGCAATTACTGTTCCTGGAGAAAATAATGTAACAAGTGATTCTACCATATTTTTATTTTCTGGATCTTTTAGTTTTACTGTCTTAGTTTTAGGATCGTAGGAATCAAAATCTATTTTATCTTTATCTACTAACGCTGAAAAAGATTCTAAAGCTTCTCTATTTAAATCATATTCACTTTGCTGTTTAGGAGTAGGAGTAGGTTGACCTCCGCCTCCATCACCTGAAGCTTGGGTAGGTGGTACATAATCAGGATCTACAACACATGTTCCATCTTTTAATATATAACCTATAGGACATGGGTCTACAGTTGTATCATCATCACTATCATCTGTATTAACATATTCAAACTTAGGATCTAATGTACTAAATGTACTTGTGTCTACAAAATTTTGTGCAATGTTAGTTAATGACCATGTACCTGTTTCAGCATTATATTGTAACTGTTGATTATTTCCTGTATACGTACTCATTAATTTTTAAGCTGAACCCTCATCTTCATTATTTCCTGAAGCGAAGCCACTTTCCCCTGGAGTCGGTACACCTCCAACTCCGATGTTGCCACCGCCAACGCCTGTAATGTCATTTGGATTCGCTCCTGTAGGAGTTCCTCCATCAGAAGCCATTGCGGACTGCTGACTATCGCCTTGATCTTGTTTATTTCCATTTGCCATCCCCATTATTTTAGCAAAGATAGCTGCTCTCTCTGGATCATTAATTAGTTTTTCAGGTTCTATATCTAAAGATTTTGCAATCTCTGATAGTATAGAATGCCATCTAACAAATGGAGCCAGATTCTGATTTGATGCAACTTGTAAAAATGTCATCAATCTTTGTGAGCGAACTTCTTTCTGCATTAGAGAAGAAGTGCCTCTTGCTTTTACATTTAAATCACCTTTTATTTCTGGAGCCTCTTCATTGAATTGCATATTCCATGCAAATAAAGTTTCTCCTAAAGGTCTTAATAAAAAATCATCAACGTTTTTTATAACTGTTTTTATACTAAGCGCTGCTGCACCCATTAGCATAGACATACCTGCTGCAGTTCTTGTTGTACTTTGAACTCCAGTAGTACCGTGTGAATAAGAAGGAATACCTGTAGCTTCATCAGCTAACTGCCTAAATTTATCAAACATCATTAAATTTTCTTGTGATGTATTAGGAAACTTAACTCCATGTATAGCTTGTCCGGGCATACCACTTTGTCTTCTAAATATTTTACCTGGAAAGACTTTCATATCTTGTCCTGGTACTAATAGTGTTTCATCAATATCGAATACTAGATTACCTGCTAATGCTAAGTTATCAATAGCCATTCTTGCATGACCATTCATAATTGTTTGAGAATCATCCATATTTTCTGGAATGCCTACACCAAAAAACTGATAAGGGTTTATTTCATAAGGGCATACTAAGTATGGTAATCTAGTTGGAGTAAATGGATTTAGTACTAATCTTATTACTTCACCATTACATACCCAAGCATTAACCTGTATTTCGTCAAGTTCATTAATCTCTTCGTCTAATTCTAATCCTGCTTCTTTAGCAAGTTCTGTATCTAATGTTCCCCAAAATTCTAAAATTTCATATCTGTTTTTATTCAACTCATCTGTTGACTCTCTATCTTGCAAGGATGATTCATATCCTCTAGATTCATAACTAGCACCCATAGATAAAGAATTTTTTATAGCTTCTTTTCTAAAGAAAGGTCTATTCATTAAATCTCTTACTTGTGCACGAGTATACACATGCCTTTGAATTACATACTCTGCATCTTCAATTTTTGTAGCATCAGGATCAGGATAAAAATCCCAACAAGAAACTGATTCTATTTTTGGAACAAGTTTAGTTTTAGGAAAATACTCATTCTTTCCTGTTTCAGGATTCTTAACCCAGTTATGTGTAGATTCTTCATAACTAAATGGACCTTTTAATATTCCTGTTCCTAATAAAGAAGATTCAAATAATACATTCCTGAGTACAGAAACAGCGCTTGATTCATCTAATTGATCATGAATCATTTTTTCCATATTAGCTGCAGCCATTTGGGCAGGACTAATTTGAGGTTCTTTTTGACCATCTGTTGCAGGACCTTTTACAAATTCTGCTGCACCAAGAGATTCATCTAATCCTCCTAGTACTTCATTAATAGTAGTTGCCCCGGGCTTTAGTTCATTACCATCACCTGGAAAACCATACTGGCTTTTAGGCTGTTCTTGTTTTGTATCTTGGTACTTAGATATATTAGCATATTCTGCAATACCCTCTGGAACAGGTGTAGGCTCTACTCCTACTGGAAATTTTCCACTAGAAAATAGAACTTCAATTAACTGACCATAAGCTGCTAATACTTTTGTCTTTGTTATTTTAACAAATACTTTTGACTTTTCACTTTCTGTGAAAGCCATTTCATTACCATAGACTCCTCTATAGTTACGATAAGATCTAAGCCATCTCTGCTCATCAAACTGACGAGCATTTTCTGCATCAATAAATTTACTTTTAATTAAACCTGCAAGATTTGAAATATCAAAGTCAGGAGTTAAATCCTCTTCTTCGCCTAATGCTATTATGTCTGCAGGTTTTTTTAAAGCCATCTATTTATTATGTGATCCTTGAGTATACTTTTCTTTTACAAATGACTCTAATTTATCATTAGGTTTTTTACCTTGATCTGGCGATAACTCACCATGCTTATATCTAGCCATAAGTTTTGTGTCTAGTTTTTCTTTTTTAAGAGATTGGTCTGCACCTAGTTCTCCGTGTTTATATTTTTTTAATATTTCCATAGTTCCTCCTAATAGTCTCTTTCATCAGCCATTTTAAAAAATGACTCTTCTACTTGATTTACCCTTTTACTAGGGAATGATTGGGTAGATATATTTGGATCTAATTGTTTAAGTTTTAAATCTTTCATCTTATCTACTTTTTTTGGATAATCTTCTGGAAGATCTCCTTGTTTGTATTTAGTTAATACTGGTTGTGGCATTTTATTCCTCCTTGTTTTAGTCTATTCGCATTTTACTGCAAATTTTTTTGTATTGTGTCTTATCCAATCTTTTATTTCTGAGTGGCATAAAACCTCTGTTAAAAAATTACCAAAAGAATTTACTATTGTTTCTTCTTCTTTTTCTTTTAGGTTGTATTGATAGTAACCCATATGAAGTAGTTCATGCATAACTACATTAACTGCATCTGGTCCACCCGTCTCAACCATTTCTTTATCAAGATATATTTTGTAAGGTGGTTTAATTACAAATGTGCCTTGTGCTTCTGATACTTCATACATTAACTCATGAGGTACACAAATAAGCTGTACTGTAAAAGGTCCAACTGTTACATACTTTGGTAATTTCATGTGTCTATCTTAAATATAGAATCTAAATATCTATCCCATTCTTCTGAACTCCAACAAGATATAATATAATTATTTACTTTGCCTTCTTGATTAAATTGAAACCTTATACTATCTTTAAGTACATCTGATTTAGAAGTTATAAAAGTTTCACAAG